GTCTTGTAAGTCCTGGTTGATCTCTGGTTTAGACCATTTGCTAAAGCGCTTCCCCTTCCTAATACTATTAAGATAATATTCATACTGCAGCATTCCATCGAGATGCGGTTGCATATTCATCTCACTGGCGTATAGTAGTGTGTCAGGATAATAGGAGAGCGCTTTGTTTATCAAGAACGAGCTATAGTCTTTTTCAGTAACAGACCCATCTTCACTATCTCGAATAAGATTCTTCTTAGTGATATTAATGCTATTGACGAAATCAAATGGATTCATGTTACTTAAACGAGCACTCAACCATAATTTCAATCAAACAGGCCGCCATATTAATTTCTTGATCGGCAGCAAATGCAGCCTGATACTGATACTTACCGAGGATAAGGACTAGCTGAGGAACGCTAGAAGGAGTCAGAAAGTCTGATGCAGCATCGTAAAGACTTCTATAAAACGTAGTTTGATCTACATCACTGTTTTCACCAATCCATTTACGTACGCTGGTAAAGTTCTTTTCTTTAAGATTCTTAATAAGCTCGGTAAGTGATTCATGCTTTAAGTTTGTCAAGATACCTGCATCAATACTTCCGGTGGCAGAGTATCGTTGTAATTCGTTCAGAATACGTCTGAAGTCAGGAAAGTATTGCCTTACTACCTCAGCAACTGCTTTCTGATTATTAGGAACATTCTCCATTTCAAGCACATTAACTGCTCTTTTGAAGAACAGGCTTGCAAGCTCAGGCCTTTCGTCCTTAGGAATATTAAAATCAATCACACTGCACCGGCTGTGTAGCTCTTTAATGATTCTGTTAGGGTAGTTACAAGTAAGAATAAACCCACAATTGGAAGAAAATTCTTCCATGAAGTTACGAAGCGCCGGCTGCGTTGAATTAGCATTCAAGTAATCCGCCTCGTCAAGGATTACGTACTTTCTACCTCCTGATAGAGACACTGAAGACGCAAACGATTTAATTTCGTTGCGTAACGTATCGATATTACCGTTTAAGCTTCCGTTAATAATAATATAGTCGCACTTAAGTTCGTCTAGCATGGCACGTGCAATAGTGGTTTTACCTACTCCGGCGCGTCCTGTTAGCATTAGGTTAGGTACGACTTTATTATCAACGAAAGTCTGAAACGTCTGCTTAAGCGAAATAGGAAGTATCGTATCCTCAACCTTACGAGGACGATACTTTTCAACCCACAGTACGTTATTACTAATCATATTATTGTTTAGAGTAGTTTGAGCTACTTTCTGTTGCAATCCAGTATTCGATATCCTTGCCTTTAAAATGAGCGATACCTCTTGATGAAATACTTACAACATACTCATCCGGGATAATTTTCATATTATCGGCCAAGAAGATCATGCTAAACGTTGCATTAGCATCAATGTGAAAGTTTTCATCAACATCTACTTTGATACTAAATTTATCACTTGATGGATTCTTCACGTTAATTGCTTCTACGAACAGCTCTCCGTTCTTACCGGTAACAGCAATCTCAGGAAGATTCAAAACAGCCATAGCTTTTAACACGCTCTGCAATACGTTAGTGGTAAGTTTAAACTTTACGTCAATGCCGGGAAGCTGAATCTCTTTATTGCCGGGCACGACAATGTTCTCTGGATTAGCAAAGGTATACTGAACGCTCTGCTTACCATCACCGATAAGAAGAAACTTATCTCCTAGATTAATGGTAGGGGTGTCGAATAATGATAGAACGTTTAAGAACTTAGATAACTCGTAGATAGCAAAAGTAGCAGGAATATTTTCCTTAACATGAGCTCTTGCCATTACTGTTTTAAGAGGTGTTACAGTACTAATGATACTTCCTTCTTTAAACTGCAATGCAGGGTTAAGTGTAGAGAAATTTTTAAGTATCTGTAACGTTCTTGATTCGAATTTCATTTATTCACCATAAACATATAAAAGTTGCCCTCTTGAAAAAGATGCCAAGGGATATTGTAGTACCTGGCACTTCTACCTGTATACTCACGAATATCATTCACAAAATAGTTAAGGTTATCTCTTCCAAAAACATTAGCTTGCAAGGTTACTAACCAGTCAAAGTTCTTCACTCTATTAATAATAATATCTCTATCTTCGAAAGATAATTCACTAAATGACCATGTACTGATAAAAAGAACTTTCTTACCTTCTAAAGGAGGAATATCCTTTATGCTACGATAGTAATAGTTCCTTTCATCATAGCTATTATTAAAGTGATTGAGCTTGCAGATAGGTTCAAAGTCTACATCGTGGTATTCACCTGTAAATCCCCTCACTCTAATGAGTCTAATTAACTCGCCTGCGCCTCCTCCAACTTCAACAATAGCGTCATAATCGCTAAAGCTTTTACCAGTTTCCTTTTCAAACTTAATAATATTATGGACTTTTACAACTGTTGAAGGACCTACGTTCTTAAGAGTCACTTCTTTGTTATTAAAATTAGCCTTAACATCTTTTACGCATGCTTTGTACGATTCACTGGAGTGTCCGATCATAGGTTCAATAAACATATCAAACCATTCTTGCTGCTTTGATTCTTCTATATTATTACAAATAAGAATAAAAGCGTCTCGAAGATAGCTTGTTTCTAGATCTCCGAATGATTGAAGACACAGAGGAACTTTATACGTAATCCAGTTAGCTTTAAACTGACTAATCTTCTCTTCAGTATCAAATTCTTCTGAGAATAAATTAGGTACCTTGCTCCAGTAATCAGGATCATCTTGAGAAGGATACGATTTAATCCTATCAATCGTATCCTTGCTCAACTCTACTACAGGTGCATTTGGCTTGTAGTGCAGTATTTCCGACATTACTTCTTCTTTCTAAATTGTGACGTATCAGCAGTAGCTGTAGCACCAATAGTTGCAAGATCTACTAAACTGCCACCGAAGATATAAGAACCAACGTGCTGGAGCTTAATCCAAGGACACAAGAAGTTCTTACCCCCCATACGGGTAACGTGATAGCAGAAGTTATAGTCTTCAGAAAGGTAGCGCTTACTCTCTGGGTCAATAATACAATCGAAGTATGCATGAATCTCTCTTGAACCATCGAAATGCTCGGTTCTAACGTGATCAGGCTTATAACTAAGGTGAGGATATGCTTCTTTATACTTCTCAAACGTCTTGCGTCTGATCATCATAAACCCAGTACCTAGTTCTAAAACCTCTACTGGAACGTTGAGAGGGATCTCCTTCTGACCAGACTTAGGGTTAAAAACGTAATCACCAACATAACGATCAAGTACCATTGGATCTTCATCAGCTACACCTTTATCAACGGCTAGCTTAATCTTTTCCCAGCTGATACACTTCTTAGGGTATGGTCCACCCATTACATCATATTCAGATTCATCCGTTTGCATTGCAAGCATGGCAAGAACGTCTTGAGGATTAAATCCAATATCGCTATCGATATACATCAAATGCGTTGCATCTGAACGAAGGAACTCGTCAACACAATAGTTACGTGCACGAGTAATGAGCGATTCGTTAAAGAGGAAGTAGAGCTGAAGAGGAATGCTATACTTTGCAAACAGGGCTGCAAGATCAGCAACAGACTTCGTATACATTCCAGCACACTGCCCACCGTACATTGGGGTAGCAAGAAATACTTTCTTTTTTCTAATCTCATTCAAATCAATTTGTAATTCCATTTATTATACTCCGTATTTTTTATCGTGTTCTTTTCCTACCCCGTAAGAGCCATCATATACATGATGCATTTCAGCATCAAAGCTCAAATATTGACCAATGCGTGTACCTTTTTTAATTTGCATACGACCGCACGTAACATGCATCACCCCAGCCATAACACCGTTATAACCAGAATCATATAAACCTGATGTCAGAAACACCCCATTGCGGTTAAGAGTACTTCTTGTAATAACCCATCCAGCCTCATTAAGACCAACTCGAATTAAATTCTCCATAACTACTTCATAATGACCTGTCTCGAGCACGTACCAACCTTCTTCATCAGGTTGAATCTCTACAGTACCGCGATGCTTTTTCGTTTCGTTATCAACAATAAACACATAAGGTTCAATTTTAAATACTTTACCAAGGCGAAGATCGACCGCATTTGGTTGTGAATCACCTTCATACACATTAGTAAGAATTGTCTTAGAACTTTTGCCTAGGGCGTGCTTCATTTACTCTCCAAAATAATAAGGGTTTTCTACGGTATTAAAACTACCAATTTCATCCATTTTAACCTCTAGTGGGTCAATTTTCCAAACAGTGTCAGGTTTCGTATGCGTTGATCCTTCAAACTTCGTCGATGATATGTTAAAATTAGTATCAACAAACATGGGCGAGATCTGATTTCTAAACATGAATAATCCTTTGCTCCTGACGTACAACAGACAACTAAACGTGCCGTCAAAAAAATTTAAGCAATCCCACCACTTTTGTCCTGATGTTGTAATCTTAGAAAGGATCTGTCCGGTGTCCCATTTCGTTCCTGTTTCTTCAGAAAACTTATCAACCACGTCAGCTTTAATAATTCCATTGTGCCAAAGCGCATAATCAGGGGTATATTCTGGATACGGCTCCTTCATCATAATAGCTGGGTGAATGGTAGAATAATTATCTTCGTTATTAGTCGGAGCTTGGATATGAACAATACCATAACAATCAGAAGGAAGAATTATTTCATCGACATTCAACGCACCGAAACCTCGCTCGGCTATAACCAAACTATTAGTATAGACATTATACCAGGAATAAGAATACGACTCTGAACCTCTGTATGAATTCAGAGCAACAAGATCCTTTAAGATGTCTATACTTCTGGATCCAACGATAGCACACATAACAAGCCTTTCTGTTCAAAACATTTTAATTCTGATATCGTTTTTCTTGCACTACTATGAAGTATAGCATACCCGTTCTTTTCTCTAAACGGGTTGACACATCCTGGTGAGTCATCAATAAGTAGTGTTGTATTATTAGAATAGTTAGACTTCTCTACCTTTGCACGAACAAAATTGACCGGAAGGTGCCCTAAACCGTGCTCTTCTAGCCAATCGTATTTCTGTCTTGCAACGTCCTTATAATCAGGACGGAAACTTAGTGAAGATAGTATTTCTACATTTACGTCAAGAGAAAAGAGCTTTCTAGTAAGTACGGTAAAGTCTTTTGTTCTAGGAAGGTTACGAAAGCCCTTATTCTTCACGAATTCAGCCCATCTTTGATCAGCATCAGGATCATCCCTGCAGTTTATGTTATATACTGCTGAATACCCTTTATCAAAATCAGCGATGACACCGTCCATATCGAGATAGATTTTATCAATCATTTAATTAATTTCTCCCAAGGGATATCAATGCTATACTCAATAGGGTCTATAAGACCTGCTTTTGCAAAATTAGCAATACGCTCAGAGCACGAAGGACACTTACCGCATGACTTATTATCTTCATCCGGATTATAGCATGTAAGAGTATTCTTAAGTAGCTCTATGCTACTATCAAGCTGCCAAAGTATATTGATTTCGTCGTACTTGCTCATGCTAGCAAATGGAGCCATGATATTAATCTTTATGATACGATTTTCACTAAGAGTGTCATTTACTTTATTTACAAATCTCTTAGTAGTATCATGATATCCATATTCATCATGAATCTGCAATCCCATAATAATAGTATCAATATTTTCTACTTCAGCAAATGCAGCTGCATCGGACATAAGAATCATATTGCGATTAGGTACATACGTTTTCGGTCTAGGATCGCCAAGCACATCTTTAATAGTAGGCATCGTGATGTCAGTATCTACGTTAGCGGAAAATCCTTTGCTAATTTCGCCAAGTACGCTAAGATCAAATACCTTGTGCTTAACCCTCAGAAGAGAAGTAGTCCTTCTTGCACATTCAATTTCATATTGTTGCTTTTGCCCGTAGAAGAATGTCAAAGCTCTAACGTTCTGGGCACCGTATTTTTCAACGCAAAGCCTCATCGCAATAGTACTATCCATTCCTCCTGATAAAATTACAATTGCACCGTTTGTATCAGGGAGTGTTTCAAGTGTTTGTTTAACAAACAAATTCATTTCTTCTCCTTCTGTATGCGATGGATGTAAACAACTGCATCCATGAGCTCCTCTTTTAAATGTTGTAGCCATTGATCAAATTCAAGATCAGTTCTCTCAGTTGTTACACCGTACTTTCTGAACCCGTGTTTAGAGCGATCCACAAACTCTTGGCAAATTTCATTAACGTTGTTATCTGGTGACATTATTGTCTCGTTGTTTTCTTGCAAGCGCCTTGATACAAGTTAGTGTATTTTACATAGATGCTATCGCTACTTGCACGCACGGGATTAATATCAATACCCCCACGGCGGGTGTAAAGACAAGCCACTAACAGCTCGCTAGGGTTACACAAGTCGTAGAGTCTTTTATAAATGCACTCGGCAATCTCTTCATGGAAGTGATTCTCTTTGCGCATAGAAACGATATATTGAAGCAAAGATTCTGGGGTAGGTCTTTTCTCGGCAAGAATGTGAATATAAACATCGCCCCAGTCAGGTTGATTAGTAACTCGGCAATTCGAGCGTAGTGAATACGAATGCCACTTACTTGCATACCTGTTATCGTAGTTCTCTAGCTGGAGAATTTCAGGAGATTCGTTATAGTCAGAGAATTCAATACTCGTAACGTCAACATAGTTTTCTAATGTAATAAAGTCGCCTTTGATAGGTTTAACATTGAGCTCAGCATCCGCTGGCACGAATTCAACAAAGACATAATCAGAACCGGTTGCTTCAGCGATATGCTCTTCAATCATATCACAGATAATATAAATGTCATCAATACTGTGAATAAGCTTGGCCATGTTAAATGAGTTAAGGTATAACTTAACGGATTTTGATTCAACAATGCAAGGTGACTCAGCATAATAAACGATAGATACGACACCTGAAATAGGAAATCCGTTTTTTGTCATCGTAGAGAATTCATACGCATTCCAGGTATCGTAGCCTACGAATGGTAGATTTTTATCATCAATATCGTAAGCAGTGCGATTGAGATGTCTTGGAATAGATACGAGCAAGCTCTTATCTACATCATCAGGTGTAACATAAGGTTTTACAACTGAACCATCTCCAGCCTTACCTAAGTGTACACTAGCAATCTTTTCAATTTCGTTCATTATCGTCCTTCGATTATATTAATTACTGTATTGATTCTGTTTCTTACTGAGCCGCTAAGTTTAATAAGTGTAAGGTTCTTCTTTTCGATGGTCTGATCAAATAGATCAACAATCCCGTCACGAAAGTCCTTATTAGTACTACGAGTTCCATCAGGTTCAATTTCAAACTCTGGTTCAATATAGAACACGTAATCGTAGCATGTCCATACCTTCTCAAACACGTTCTGCACGTAGATCAAAGTATTAGTATCAACATTACCATTGCGGTACAAGTACTTGGTGTATACAAGCCCGTCTAGAGCAGTACGATCAGTAAGCATATCTTCATACATGAAGACGTTAGCGATATGCTCGTTCATAATAAGCTTTTGAGTTACGTCGTTTCCGTTTTCATTAATAGGTAGTCCGTATCCCATTACCTTACGAGTAACTTCATTGCATATGGTAAAGTTCTTAAACACTTCTTCAGAACGAAGCCCGTTTAGTAAAGTAGTCTTACCTACTGACTGTGCACCTGCAATACCTACGCGCATATTCTTCTCCTCATAAACCAAAGCCAAGCTTCATGTGAGCTTTTTTTAAGCATGTTATAGAGTTCGTCCTTATCTTGTGCACGATTACTATAATGAACTGAACTCACTATCTTGCCTTCATCGACTCCTGGTGTAACTTCGTGCACTACACTTCCAATTATACGATAATTCTCTCTATTTTCCCAAGTACGTTCTTGTGGATCTTTACCTTTCAGATCAGGAAAAAGGTCAATAGCAGCAGGATGCCCGTTAAAAATTCTGCCTTGATGTTGGACGCAGACGTCTTCTGGTATGATACGCAAGTACCCATGTAATGTAATAACTGCATTTGATGAATCAAAGCTCCTTAACCAATTCATGATATGCTCATGACTGGTTTGAGCATATCTGTCTAACTTTACTGATCCAAAATCTCTTCTATTATAGAAAGCATGATCAGGAATATATCCTAATTCTTTGCTAAGATTAGCAATTTCACTTCCCGTCTGAGAGAATAAGGCTATCCAGGTAGTTCTTTCGCCCATTAACTATCATCCTAAATTGTTCAATATTATATTTGATATCTTCGATCTGCTTACTATCTGGATTAGAATTAATCATAGTAAAAAGCTTTTGTGAAGGTTTATCATTGAGCCCGTAAATACCGTTGTAACGTAGGTTCTTCAAGCCACAAACCACAGGATTAGAGGTGTCAATTGAATCAATAAAGGTAAAGCGAACATAATCATTAAATTCCTGAGGTAAGCTGCAGCCAAGTAGGTGGTGAGGAACATCTTCTCTAATTACACCTTCTTGTTGCATGCGTCGTAAGAGCATCTTACGACCTACATTCCATTGATGATACTTCGTTGGAAGCTTAAGGTAGGATGTCCAATCTTCATAAAAAATATAGTCAAAAGAAATAGCAATCTTATCTACCTTATCAACCAAATATTTATAACACTCCACAAAGTCGTCGTATGTTTTTCCTTGTGCTACCCCGATACTTTTTGAGTTCAAGCAATGCCCATATTCATCGGACCACCTATCATAGTTCTTGATAGTTCCCTCACAATCCTCTAACACATCAGGGATGATATAGTATGTTGGATTAAGCGTGTAAACATACCTTGCAAATTTTTCCATATCGAATGCTTCACCAAGCTCAAAGATAGAGTTATCTAAAATAACCTCTCTACCTTTCTTTAAAGCATCAATAAAGAGATCATGATAGTGCTCGCTTTCTTCGAACAAGTGCACTAGTGCATAGTCATAATCAGTCAGCTTTTGTACTTCTTCAAAGATAGGAATAGGTGCTTCATGTGCGATTTTTTTCATTCTGTACGTTCTTTCTCTCGCTTGGTAAAATATTTCTGATTAAGTCTGTCCATGTAATCTATTACACTATTTACTTGATTTTTATCGAGCTGTACGATTTCAGTGACACCCGAAATCTTTTCTTCGATGAATATATTCTTAGGATAAAGGACTTTAAATAGCTCTTCAATACCTCTCATCTCCTCAATAGGTCCGTACACTGTTTTCATAATTTTAATATCCCATTTAGAATATTGCTCCGGAGATACTTTAAACCGTTCAGCAGCGTCGTAGTTTCGAGTATGTCCGAACTTATAAAAGTCCACCTCCCCGGTGGACTTATTCGTAAACCTTGCAAGATATACTTTACCGTTCACTTTCTAATCAGAGACATAAACTCTGCCCGGCAATCTGGTTCATTTTTAAAACATCCGCCGAGTTTAGCTGTCATAGTATATGAGCTTCCG